CTCCCGGGCGTGGGGTAGGGACTTAGGTGGGGATCGCACCCCGAAACTGAAAATATGTGGCGCATTTACGTACTTTTTTATTGGGGTTCGAATCCCTGCCGCTCCGCCAACATCTCAATGCGAATCAATGAGATGGCCCTTTGATAGGGCAAAAACCCCCAGCTTCTGCGCCGTTTTGGCTATGCCATCCGAACCTCAGAGACTGCCGGAACCCCAAAAATCGGTCTCTGACCGGCATTTGTCTCTTTTCACCTAAACCTCGCTCGAAAAGGTATAGTCTCCATAAGCGGCTTATTTTATGAGTTTTTTGTGATACAGAGACCTATACCTTTTTCACCCGATCTCGGCAGGCGGTCGGTGTGAGAACCGGCGGTTTGGTTACGTAACAGGCCAAATTTCGGCCCGAGCATGCCCGCGACATCAATGCCGGGTTGGCTCCGTTAGATGTCTGTCCGTTTCCAGATCAAGGGCGGCAGCCCACAAGGGCGTCTTGGTGTAAATTTCACTCTTCATGAACCTCTTGCCAGTCCGGTGCGCCTGCAGCAGCCCGGCCCAGCATAGTGGGCGCAGTATGTGAATGTAGAAGGTACCCGATAGTTCAAATTCGTGACGCCGATATTCCTCATCGCCGCCATAGAGGACCGAACAGAGCCGTTCCTCTGAAACGCCAGCCTGCGCCTCGACGTTGATGACGTTGAGGAAGATGTCCCAGTTCCCCATTAGCTGATGTCTGACCCTGGTGTATTGATTGTGATCGATGACACTGAGGAGGTGATGGGTCAGCCGCGCCCACAGCTCACCGGGGTTGGCCCTGAGTTCCTTGCCGAGGCGAGTGCTGTGCAGCGCGCCCTTGTAGTGGCGCACCAACTTTGCGCTGATCATCACCTCGTGCAGAACCATCAGCGGCAGAAAGTCGTGCTCGTTGAGCACCTTGTTGAGGTAGTAGAGTTCCTCTGCCGTGTAGTCTGGCCACGCAAACGCCTCGGCAGCCCACTGCACAAAATACCGTTTCAGTGCCATCAACGGCGTCAGGCCGATGGGACCATTGGCCTCGATGTAGTCCAGCGTTAGCAATGCGCCCCGCAACAGCGGCGACACGGCAAGAGATGGATCATCATCGGGGACGGGCGAGAACGCGATCATGTCTCAGTGTCTGGCGCAGCAATGCCTGAAAGCCAACATGGAGATTGGGGTTGCCAGAATTGCGCGGCACAGTGCCCTTGGTGAGGTGGCCGGGCGCAGCTTGGTTTTACAAAATCACCAGGTGCAGGTGGCACTGTGGTCTTCAACTGAAAAATTCAGATCAGGCGTCACGAAGTCCCACAGCCGGTCTATCAGTTTATCTAGAGGCTCCGCTCCCTGAGGTGCGCCATTGTACCATCCTAAAGAAACAGCCGCGCACATTGCTCCAGTGGTGCGCAGCTCATAGAAGCTGCCATCGCAGCTTTGTTGTGCAATAGGGAACATAGAAATCTGCACGCACCCGATCGTATCGAGCCACTGCTTTGCCTGCTTTTTGCCGATGACCACTTTGCGCGTCTTACGCCGCCTTCCAATACGGCGCACGACCTCAAGCTTGTAGTCATTGCTATCGCTGAAAAACCGCCAGCTTGTCGTGGCGGCATCGTTCGGATCTATAGGCCCAGAAGGTGATGTTTTTAAATAAAATATGACGCGTGATTGATCCAAAATCAGACCTCTTATTACAATGAACGAGCCAATATTTGGTTTGCAGAGCGTTGTATCCGCTCTCGTTGATCGTCTCCTATGGTCGGCAGTTTATGCAGCCATGCTCAGTTGGGGGCAACACATTCCTGTTCGATCGCCAATCGCAAGACATAGCGCCCGCCCCGAACGCCGCCAGCGGGAACTCCGCATGGCATTCTGCTCTGTTGGCTAAGTCAAAACTATGGGCCGCGATCAAAAACCGCTGCTTCCTGCTCCGCCCACGGTAACTCCGCCACCGCCGCCAAATCCTTTACCGACACCGTCGGCGCAATGCGCGCGATCAGCAGCTTTTCCAGCACGGCTGGCGCCAGATAAGCCAGCTTGAGCATCCGACCAACGTAGGGCGGCGTGACGCCCTCGGTCTCTGCGATGTCGGACATGGTGCCGACCGTGCCGCCCTCCAGCTTGCGCCGCCAACTCCACGCCTTGGCGATCGCCTTCAGCACATGCGGATCGACGCCGTCGTCATTGGTCGGCATCATGTCCGCCGGCGGGAGGATCTTCGGCCGCCCGTTGCGTTTGCGGATGGTGAGCGGGATGAACACCCGCATGGTGGTGGGGGCGCTCATGCTGACAACTCCTGTTTCGGGGTCACCATCTCGCGGATGACCGACCCCAGTCCCTCGGTCCGCAGATCCACGGCCATGCCCTCAGCGCTGACCGTGACCCGCTCGATCAGCAGCCGGGCGATGCGCGCCTGCTCGGCCGGGAACAGCGATTCCCACAGTCCGTCAAAGCCCGACAGCGCAGTGACCACTTCATGTTCGTCGATGTCCGGATCATTCCGGCGCGCGGTTTCGACTGCCCGGGCCGCGACCTCCGGTGTGCGAAGTAGCGATCGGATGTGCTGGACTACGGCATTCTCCACCATCCCGGCATTGAGCCGGACGAACCCGTCGGTGCCTTCGCCGGCGCGGTTCCGGATGGCATCCATCGAGGTGTAGTAGCGATAATGGCGGCTGCCCTTTTTTGTCGCGGTCGGCGTCATGGCGATACCGGTTGCGGTGAATATCAGCCCCTTGAGCAGCGCCGGGGTCTGGGTGCGGGTGTTGGCCGCCCGGCTCCGCGGGCTCTCCTGCAATATGGAATGCACCTGATCCCAGAGCTCATGCGGGATGATCGCCTGATGCTCGCCGGGATAGCTGGTGCCTTTATGGACGGCCTCGCCCAGGTACACCCGGTTGTTCAGCGCCTTGTAGAGAAAGCCCTTGTCGATGGGTTTGCCGCGCTTGTTCAGGGCATCAGCGGCGACCAGTTCCCGGGTCAGGAGCGTGGCTGAGCCCAGCTCGACGAACCGCTCGAACATCCGGCGGATGGCCAGGGCCTCCGTCTCGTTGATGATCAGCTTGCGGGCCACGACGTCGTAGCCCATCGGGGTGTGACCACCCATCCACATGCCTTTTGCGCGGCTGGCAGCGAACTTGTCGCGGATCCGTTCGCCGGTGACCTCGCGCTCGAACTGGGCGAACGATAGCAGGATGTTCAGCGTCAGGCGGCCCATTGACGTGGTGGTGTTGAACGACTGGGTGATGGAGACGAAGGTCACGCCATGCCGGTCGAACACTTCCACCAGCCGCGAGAAGTCCATCAGCGAGCGTGACAGGCGGTCGATCTTGTAGACGACGATCACGTCGACCAGCCCGGCCTCGATATCCTTGATCAGCGCCTTGAGCCGCGGCCGGTCGAGCGTCCCACCCGAAAACCCGCCGTCGTCGTAGCGGTCGCGGACCGGGACCCAGCCCTCGGCCTTCTGGCTGGTGATATAAGCCTCGCAGGCCTCACGCTGGGCGTCGAGGCTGTTGAACTCCATGTCGAGCCCTTCCTCGGAGCTCTTGCGGGTGTAGACCGCGCAGCGCAGGCGGCGCCGGGGTGTCATCTCCGTCATCGTGCGTCTCCCCTCTTGATGTCGCGCAGGCCGAAAAACCGGTAGCCGTTCCAGCGGGTTCCGGTGATGTCGCGGGCGACCGCCGAGAGCGACTTGTAGCGGCGGCCCTGCCAGTTGAACCCGTCCGTCATCACGGTGATGACGTGCTCGGCGCCGTCCCATTCGCGCACCAGCCGGGTGCCAATGACCGGGTTGCGCGGGTCGCTGATCACGGACTGGCGAACTTTCTTGCCCTCGACCTCATCGGCCAGCGCATCGAGCAGCCGGGCGGCAGGCTTGGCCAGCCCGCCCCAGGTCAGTTCCTGGATGCGGTAAGCGATCCGCTGTTCCAGAAACGACCGGCTGTTGTTGGGCGCAGGCGTGCCGATCAGGGCCTGCCACTGCGCCTTCAGTTCGACCACCGTCATGTCCTTCAAGGCCGCCAGCCTGGCCAGCACCTGGGCGTTGTCCGCCACCACTTTCATTGTCTGATTTTGCATTATCGTCCTCCAACTCGGGCTCGTGCCCGGGGACGACTGACGCTCTTGGCCGCCGATGAGCCAAGTGAACTATCTCCGCTGGCAGCAGATATAGGACTGGACTGTTGGCGCATGCGCAGGACGCCCGCGGCGAGGATGCGGCCCAGCTCGGACAGCCGGGCGTCAGTTGTCATCTGGGTCGGACAAAGGCCATTGGAGTGAGCAGTGGGCGGCATCGCGACATCCATGATGAGGTGGACAGGGGCGACCCGTACTTCGGGTTTTCCCTGTTTCAGCTCTCAAGGATAACGATGGACATATCCCAATACAAACGGTCTCCGATCACAAACCCCCTTGACAAAAAGGGTTTTGTCACCGCCGCCGGGTGTAGAGACTCTGGTGCGCGCGCAGGACGATCGCCAGGATCGTGATGCCGTTGTCACCGACATGTTCTTCATCCGGGCGGCCAATGATGATCGGCTCCTGGAACTCCGCCCGGGTCGACTCGGCACGTAGCACGAAGTTCTGCCCGTCGTGATCGAGCCGCTTGCAGGTGAGTTCGTGTAGATCATGGCGATCACGCTGGACGATGACGATGTCGCCGGGTTGCGGCTCGACATAGCCATAGGCAACCCTAAGGCATTCAAGGTCGGAGCCAGGCGGAATAATCTTGTCCATGGAATAACCCTCCATCTGTAGCGCAAAGCGCTCGCTACCTGGGTAGGGATTGGGAGCCACCTCGATGGAATAGCGGTCTTCCTGGCCCCAGGTGGTCTCTTCGCGCCAGACACCTGCTGCGACAGCGCCGACCACTTCCAGGGCTTCGCAGGGCTGTGCTCCGCCAGCACGGTGCATGATCATGGTGGCCGCCGGGATCATCTGCGAGATGTCCAGCTCGAGCGCCTTAGCCAGGCCGACGAGCGTATCGAGCGTCGGGTTGACGCTCTTGCCCTTGATGATGTCGCGCACGAGGTAGGCGTTCTTGCCGCCGGTCGCCGCCATCGAGAGCGAGCGCGAGTTCCACTTCGCTTCTGGCGCAGTCGCTTCCTCGAGGATGTTGCGCAGGAACGCGATGTTGAAGGCTGCGGTCTGGGTCATGGGCTGTGGGTAGCACTGCGGGATACTTCCCGCAATCTTAATTGTGGGACATTACCCTACTTGTGATGTTGGATTGATCCCGAGATAAAGAAGGTATGACCCATCCCATCGTTCTCGAGATCGATTCCTTCCTCACGGCCCACCAGATGGCCGAGAGCTACTTCGGCCGCAAAGCTGCCAACGACTGGAAGCTCGTGCGCCAACTGCGCGCCGGTCGCCGGCTCTGGCCGGACACCGAGGCTCGCATCCGCGCCTTCATGGCCTTCTACCAGAAGCCTGTCCGCGGCCGTCTTTCCCACCGCTCCTCCAACGATTCGCAAGGCAAGGTATAATGCAGAACATATCACGAACAACTGCGCGCCGACAGGTCGGACACGAACTGCTCTTTTGTGCCTGGCTCACCAGTGCGGCGGGCGGGGAGCGCTACGAATACCACCGCGGCTTTCTCGCCAAAGACATCGAGGATGGGCCCAGGCGCCGCCTTGGCGATACGGAGCGCAAGCTTCTCGAGCGCCTGGCGGAGCGGGTGCGCTGGGCTGCAGACAAAGGCTGCGTCCATCTGGTCCAGGAGCGGCTGGGTCCGGATTGCTACAGCTACATTGCCATTGCCCGCCCCAGAGCTCCGGGCGCGCGCAATCCGCTGGCCGACATCGAACTGTCGGAGGCGGCGTGATGACCAATGCCTTTGAGCGTCATAAGCTGGACCATCTGTCGGCGTCCTCGATCAACCTGTTCGTGGCGCAGCCCGCGATGTGGGCGATGCAGAAGCTGATGGGCCGCAAATCGACCGTCGGTCCTGCCGCCCACCGCGGCACGTCCATCGAGGCTGGTGTCGAGATGGGCCTGTTTGAGCCCGATGCGCCGGTCGAGGCCTGCCAGGAACTGGCGATTGCCCGGTTCAACCAGCTGACCGCGTTGTCCGGTCATCCTGGCGTCGACAAGGAACGCGCCGCCATTGCCCCGGCCGTCGCCATCGGTCTGGCCGAGCTTCGCCAATACGGTGTTCCGGCAGCTGCCGACGGCAATCGCCAGCACCGGATCGAAGTGGTGCTGCCCGGCGTGCCGGTGCCGTTCATTGGCTGGCTCGACTTCTGGTTCCCGGAACACGGCATCATCGTCGATCTCAAGACCCAGCTGCGGCTGTCGTCCAAGATCTCCGATCCGCATGCCCGGCAAGGCGCGATCTACCATGCCGCCCATGGCAATGCTGAGATCCGCTTTGCTTACGTCACGCCGCAGAAGGTCGGTGTCTATCGTCTCGATGATCCCCGGTCGCACCTCGCGCGGGTGGTCAGCATCGCGAACTCGATCGAGCGGTTCTTGAGCCTGTCAGATGACGGAGAAGCACTGACCCGGTCGCTCTCCCCCGACTTCGACAGCTTTTACTGGAACGACCCCGGCGCCCGTGCGGCTGCCGAAGAGATCTGGGGCTTGGCCCCCGAGGCTGCGCCGCAGGCCTGAATGCGGCACCTCACATGTAACAAGGAAACAGGATTATGGGTTTTATGACTCCATCCGCCACTGGCGCGGATTTTAAGGTGTTTATCTCTTTCAACGCAAAGGCTGGACGCTGGTACACCAAGCGCGACGGCCAGGACGAACCGCAGTTCGAGGTCACCGACATGACCGCGGTATTCGACATGCCGGGCCTGCAGACTGGCTGGTTCAAGTTCGCAGCGAACGTGGCCCCAGAAAAGGTCATGGACCCCTCGTTCTCACTGGCCGCGCCCAATCCCGGCCAGGACTTCAAGCGCGGCTTCCAGCTCGATCTTTACTCCGAGAAGAACCTGCTGGGCCTGCGGGAGTTCAGTTCCACCGCCGGCATCGTCATTGAGGCCATGAACGCGCTCTACGATCTGTGGCTGGCAGCGCCCGAGACTGCCACCGGCAAGCTCCCGGTGGTGCGCTGCATCGGTGTCCAGCCGGTCACCAACAAGCACGGCACCAACTACCAGCCGAAGTTCGAGATCGTCGGCTGGACCGATCGGCCTGCGGCTCTTGGCGAAGCTGGCGCGGCGGCTCCTGTTCCCGTGGCACCGGCACCGGCAGCGGCCGCACCGGCACCAGTAGCCCCAGCCGCGCACATGCCGCCGCCCGCAGCCGCTGCGCCCGGCGGCGCGCCGCTGTTCTGATCGCGATGATGCCGGGCTGCTGCGGTGGCCCGGCTCCAGCCTTCTGACACGCCGTTCATCCCCCAGCAGAAAGTGACCCTGGCCGTCATGGCGCGTCGTATTGAAACCGGCAGCATCGATATCGACGCTATCAAGGACCAGTTCCCTCTGGCCGATGAGGTGCGCCGGCATCTGGTGCTGAAGCGCCGGGGGCAAACCATTGTGGGCCTGTGCCCGTTCCATATGGAGCGCACGCCATCCTTCACTGTTTATCCGCAGGAAGAGCGGTTCCATTGCTTTGGCTGCGGGACTCACGGCGACATCTTCGATTTCCTGCAGCACCAGGAAGGCCTCGATATCCGGGCGGCGGCAGAGAGCCTGACCGGCGGGACATTCCCGGTTATGTCGGCCGACCGCGTCGCCGAACTCAAGGTCCGCCAAGCACTGTTCGAGGCCGAACAGGCGATGCGCCGCGATGCCGCCATGCGCCAGGCGCGCGAGCGCTGGATTGCAGCGGACCCCACCTACACCAGCCATCCCTATCTCGCGGCGAAGGGCATCGGGCCGGTCGGCACGCGGCTCGATGGCGCCAACATTCTCGTTCCCCTCCATGGGCCGGACGGCAAAATCCAGTCGCTGCAGACAATCGACGCAGCGGGCCACAAGCTATTCTGCTCCGACCTGCCGACCGCGGGCGGCATGTTCATAATTGGCAGCAGGATCGGCGAGGCTTTGGGGCCTGTCCTCCTTTGCGAAGGGTTTGCCACTGGTGCCACGCTTCACGAAGCGACCGGCAACACCGTTGTCGTGGTCTTCAACGCCGGTAATCTCGCCAAGGTCGCCGAGAGGCTGGTATCGGCTCACCCAGGCACTGACTGGATAGTGGCCGGCGATGATGATCGCGGCAAGGCCAAGAACCCCGGACGCGAAGCGGCCATCGCCGCTGCGTACATCCTTGGTTGCCGGGCGGTATTCCCCACATTTCCAGCTGCCAGCCCCGGCACTGACTTCAACGACATGGCCGCGCTGTCGGGCATGGATGCCGTCAGGGCCTCGCTGGAGGCCGGCAGCGCGCCCGCTGATATTACCGTCAGCCCAGACGTCTTCGAGACCCTCAGCCTCGACGAGATCGACAATATGCCGCCGCCCAGCTGGCGGATCGATGGCCTGATCCCGTCGCACGGCCTCGTCCTGCTCTACGGCCGGCCAGGGGAGCACAAGACCTTCATCGCGCTCGATATGGTGCTCAGGGTTGCCTACGGCCTCGACTGGCACGGCAAGGCCACCAGGCAGACGGGCATCCTCTACATTGCGGGCGAAGGCAAATACGGCATCGGCCAGCGCATCAAGGGCTGGCGCCGTGAGCACGGGCTGGAAGGCGTCGACGCGCCGTTCAAGCTGCTGCCCTTTGCCGTCCACATGCTTGATCCTGCCAGCATCGAGAAGCTGAAGCGGACGATCGACCAAGTGCGCGCCGAGGTCGATTTTGAGATCGGTCTGGTCGTGATCGACACCGTGTCGCGCTCGATCCCTGGAGAGGATGAGAACAGCCAGGAAGCCATGTCGATGTTCATCGATGGCTGCGCCGACATTCAGCAACATTGCAGCGGGAGCGTGATCGGCGTCCACCACGCGGGCAAGAATCTCGACCGCGGCATGCGCGGCTCGACCGTGCTGCTGGGCGGCTGCGACACCTCGATCCGGGTCGCCAAGGACGAGGACAAAACGGTCCTGTCGGTCGAGAAGCAGAAGGACGGCGAAGAGCTCGACGACCTCCATTTCACGATGAAGGTGGTCGATCTCGCCACGGGGCTTGGGGCCGAGCAGAGCACGCTGGTGCCGGTGCTGGGCGCCGGTGCAACGCCGGTCGGGGAAAAGCGCCTCAGCTGGCACCAGATCCGAGATATCTTCCAGGCGATCGACGAGGCCTGGCGAGGCGGCGCGCCCTGGTCGGTATTCCCCCATGCCCGGCGCAAGGGCCGGTTCGCCGTTGACCTGATCTCGGATCAATATGGGGTCACCAAGCGCGAGGCAGAGACCTCGATCACCAAGTGGCAGCAGCATGGCTACCTCGTCACCGAGGCCGGAAAGTTTCACGGAAAGGCCTCTGGACTCAGGGTCGTCAAGTACCTGGAGCCCGACAGATGAGCCCCAAAACCCAGTTGTCGGAAGCAGTCGGAAGCACGGTTTTGCGTCAGTCGGAAGCCAGTCGGAAGGCGGCGGAAGCACGGTCGGAAGCCGTCGGAACGCGCAGTCGCTTCCCCCCCATACCCCCTAGGGCTTCCGACAACGCCCAAGCGCGTCGTCAGCCTCAATTTATCAGCAAAGAAAGGAGGGGCGCATGAAAGGCGCGCCACCGACCCGGCATGGTCAGATCAGCGACATGCAGGTCATCATCAACTGCGTCGACCAGCGTGGTAGTGAACTGGACCAGCACTGGGGCATCGGCCGCTTGCCCATGCTGGTGCCGATCGAATGGGCTGAACGGTTCCACCAGCAGCACAAGCTGTTCAACGCTGCTGTGTGGGAGTTCGACCTCAAGCTCGTTCGCCAGCACGGCAACGCCATGCTGCGGGCCTACGACAAGCTCGACCAGTTGGCCCGGGAAGCCAAGGGCGCACCGCTGCCGGTCGACCAGTGGGAGCTCGAGACGCCGAACGGCCTCGTCATCCTTGTGCGCGACCTGCGCGATACTGGCCGGGTCCAGCGTCATGGCCGGCAAGCTCAGGTCTGGTCGCTCGATGAGGTCGCCAACGTCATCCGCTGCCACCCGATCCTCGCCGCGGCGAAGGACGCTTTTCCCGGCGCGCAGGTGGTGAGCGTTCGTCCCAGCCGCGCCGCGCTCGAGCAGCTCGACGACGAGCTGTCAGACATCCCGTTCTGATGGAGCAGCCGATGACCTGAACCCACCGCCCCAGACCGGACGACGGCAGCCAGTACCGCCAAGCACCAAGCCGCCGCCGTCCGCACCACGATCCATCCCTTTTGACGGAGAATCACCATGGATATCCTGACTCTGCGCGGCGCAGCGCGCAGCGCAACCCCACCGGCGACAAGGCCGGGCACGATTGCACGCGGCGCCATGCTCGCCCTCGACCTCGGCACCACGACTGGCTGGGCGCTGCAGACGGGCGACGATTTTATCACCAGCGGCACGGTGTCGCTCAAGCACACCCGCTTCGATGGCGGCGGGATGCGCTTCCTGCGCTTCCGCCGCTGGCTGGAACAGCTCGACATCGATGCCGGGCCGATCGAGGCGATCCACTATGAAGAGGTACGTCGGCATGTCGGCACCGATGCAGCCCATGTCTACGGCGGGCTGCTGGGTGTGCTGACCTCCTGGTGCGAGGAGCACCTCGTTGCCTACCAGGGCGTACCGGTCGGCACGATCAAGCAGTTCATCGCCGGCAAGGGCAATGCCGACAAGGCCGCTGTCATCGCCGCCGTCCAGGCCAAGGGTTTTGCGCCCGCCGATGACAACGAGGCTGATGCGATTGCCATCCTGCTCTGGGCCATCGAGACCCGCGGCGGTGTGCGATGACCAACTGGTCCATTCTCGGCCACACGGCCAAGGTTCTGGAGGAACGCCGCGACGATTACGGTGATCCCGCCGATCAGTTCAAATCGATCGCTGCTCGCTGGTCGATCACACTCGGTATGCCGGTGACCCCGGCACAGGTCGCACTTTGCATGATCGACCTGAAGCTGGTCCGGCTCGCCTACGATCCCGGGCATGTCGACAGCGTGATTGATGTCATCGGCTATGCCGCCCTGCTGAGGGAGATCCGCTCGTGAGCATAACCTCCCGGATCTACGACAGCGCACGGCAGCGTGACGGCGAAGAACTCAAACGCGATGGTTGGCGCAGCGGCATCCTCGCCGTCTCGGTCAGTGACCAGCGGCTCACCACACTTGAGCGCGAGGCCATCCGCGCAATCGGTGAGCGGCTCTACGGAGGCGCAAATGGTTCGCGGGCGTAAGCGCAAGGCAGGCAAGCGCTTGCCCTGCGGAAAGCGCCCCCGCGAGGATGTCCGCAAGGAAGCCATGGCCACCGTTATGGCAGCCCGGCAGCGCCACTATTGCGTCACGGCTGCCCAGGCGAAGGATGAACGGCTGGGCACAGCGCTGGGCCGGCTTGCCTTTGCTGACCAGATCACGCCTGACCAGTATGCTGCCGGTGAGATCTACGGGGAGATCATGGCGCGCAACCGCGCAGTCATGGGCCTGCCGATGGATCAGCCGCGCTCGGTCACGGCCCTGCTGATCAACGAGGGGATATTCGGTGGCGGTGCGCCTGACCCTGATCCGGATCTAGTCGCAAAGGTCCGCAAGCAGGCGGCAGCCGCGATCCTGATGCTCAGGACCGCCGACAGTGATGCTCCGGGGACTGCCGGGCGCAAGCCCAGCGTTCTGGTCCACGCCGTGGTACGCCACGACGCCGAGGCATCGCAGTGGTCGCCAGCGGACCGGCGCAACCTTTGCCATGGCCTTGATGCATTGTGCCGGCTGTTTCGCGTCCGCAGGGACAGTTCGTTATCAGTTTCGCTTGCCTATCAAGTAGACTAACAAACTGATTATGTTGGAGTATTGTTCGATTTCAGGTTGACGGGACTATACATCTGACATAGTGTTCCGAAATTCGAGAATTAAGAACCGCGCCCGGAGCCCATCGGCTTTCGGGCGCGTTTCGCATCAGGCAGCCGCTGAGAGTTTCAGTCCTGCAGACCGAACAATCGCCATCAGGGTCGAAAGGGTCGGATTGCCGTCAGGGCCGGTGGCACGATAAATCGCTTCCCGACTGATGCCGGCTTCGCGAGCCATCTGGCTCATCCCCTTGGCGCGGGCGATCATGCCAAGGGCAGCGGTCACAACCTTGGCATCTCCGCTGCCAAGCGCCTCGGCAAGCAGTTCAGCCTGAGCATGGGGCGTGTCGAGTGCGTCCACAGCATCGAACGGTAGAGTTTTCAGGGCCATCATTCAGTCCTCCAGTTGTTCAGCCATTGCCTTGGCGCGGCTGATGTCTCGGGCCTGGCTACCTTTGTCACCACCACACAGCAGGATGACCAGGATGTCGCCGCGGCGCATAAAATAGACCCGGTAGCCTGGGCCGTGATCGATCCGCAGTTCGCTGAGGCCATCGCCTACCGATTTGGCATCGCCAAACAGTCCGATCTGCACGCGAGCAATGCGCTGCTTGATACGTTTGGTGGCCACATCGTCCCGCAGCGAGGCCAGCCATTGGGCGAATTCTTCCGTCTGGCGAACTTCGATCATGCCAACTCTAATGCACAACTCACCGCAATATGTCAACTCTAATGCACAGGTCGTGACACCCAGGCTCCGGGGGCGCCGCGCAGTCGTGCAGCGCAAGCGACGATTGCAGGCTGAGCCGCTCTGCCGCGACTGCGCTGCCAAGGGTATTGTTCGCGAGGCCAGCGTGCCGGACCACATCGTGCCGCTGACCAAGGGCGGCAGCGATGACGACAGCAACATCCGCTGCCTCTGCGCGGAATGCCACCGAGCCCGCACGGCCGAGCAGTTCGGGCTGCGGCGCACCGTCGGGACTGGCCCGGATGGCTGGCCGATCGAGTGAGAATCCGCCGTCGTGCAAGGCGAGATATAATCTGAAATTGACAGGGAGGTCGCCATGGCACAATTCGCCTCGGCGGGCACCGCTCCTCTATGCCAGATCTGCTCTCAGCCAATCACAAGGCGGATCCGAAAGTCGCGTGACAGTGGACGGTGCTGCTCACGCGCGTGCGGTTTTGAAATGATGCGGCGTGAGCGCTCTGCCTCACGGGCTGCCAGGCTGGCCCGTCTTGCCGAAGCCAGGAAGGCCGAGCGTCAACGTCGGTGCATTGAATGCGTTGGAGTGTTCGAAGCACAGGCGGGTGCGAAGTTTTGCTCCCACCAGTGTTCGGCGCGAAGCAAGGCAGCCACAAAGGCAGAATGCACATGTCAGGAGTGCGGCAGCACATTCCTGCCAGCGTATGGAGACAAGCGACGTAATTTCTGTTCGGAATTTTGCGCTAGCCGCCATTTCAAACGTGTCACCAAGGGCGTGGCCCGCGCGAGATCCTATGGGGCCGAAGCTGAACCGATCAATCCTATAGTGGTCATGGATCGTGACGGATGGACCTGTCACATCTGCGGCGAGGAAGCTCCTCGGGAACTGCGCGGAACGATGCGTTGGAACGCTCCGGAACTTGATCACATCATCCCGCTGTCTGCTGGCGGGTCGCATACCTACGACAACGTCGCCTGCGCCCATCGCTCCTGCAACCTGGAAAAGGGGGATGCGCTACCGCCAGGATGGGCCGATCTGCAGCGCCTCTGGGTGCACCGGGGTTCGGGGGGGATCGCATAGTTCGGCACCTCTCAGGCGGAAACCGCGCATGGTCCAAAAAACACGCAACCGCGAGTTAGCGACCGGGGGTCAAAGTCCGGAAAGTCCAGCAATTCCGTCTATTTGACTGGATAGCAGGTTCGAAAAGAGCGTTAGTCGCTTCACCAAAACGAAAGCGACGCAGATGACCAACTCTACCCTTACAACCGCCAACGAAGCCTGGGGCTTCTTCGGCACCACAGGCGGTTTCGCGGACCCCCAAGCAGCCTGGACCATCGCATTCCCCGCGGTCGCGAAGGCCACCAGCGGCAGCGCCGAAGGGGTTCGGGATTTTCTCGACAGCCGGCACGGACGCCACTTTGCCGACGATGTCGCGAACGGCATCCATAGCGGCATCGACCTCAAGGCTGCCATTGACGCGGCTATCACCCGCTGGATGGGCTGGACCATCAACCGCGCCACTTCGCGCGACCACGGCATTCCGGTCGGACTGCCTTACCTGACAGGCTTTGTCGGCCTCTACGAAATCTTGGCAGACGCGGAATGAGCGCGGGTGTCACCAGCACGGTCCGCCTTGCGATCCGCACGTTGCCAGAGAACTTCGACCGTAGCCGAATTGGTGTGGTGCTCGAGACGATCGAGCAGGAACTTTACGAAAGCGGCGTTTACGCCAGCGCAAGCGCTGACAGCTTCACCATCGAAATCACGGTCCGGACCGACCAGTTGCTCGACACTGCCAAGGTGCTGAACGAGCTCGAACTGGTCTGACCCAAGGGTACTAGCCCCCCAGCTACCCTTCGACCTGACAATTTGATCACGCGCCGCGAGCCTCAAGGCTTCCGCGGCCAAACGCTATTCAAGGACATCTATGGATCAGAACTGGCCGGCCCAGAGCAGTGAGTTTTGGCCGATAGAGAAGATCACGCCCTATGCGCGCAACTCCCGCACGCACTCTGACGAACAGGTTGCGCAGATCGCGGCCTCAATCCGTGAATGGGGCTGGACCAATCCGATCCTCGTTGATGAGGATGGCGGGCTGATTGCTGGCCATGGACGTCTGCTTGCTGCGCGCAAGCTGGGGCTGACGCAGATTCCGACTATGGTCGCCAAGGGCTGGAGCGAGGCCCAGAAGAAGGCCTATGTCATCGCCGACAACAAGCTGGCGCTGAATGCCGGCTGGGACCTCGAACTACTGGCAGTCGAATTGGGCGATCTGCAGGGCTTCGACTTCGACCTAATGCTGACCGGCTTCTCGGATGACGAGCTCTCCAAGCTGCTAGCCGAAAAGACCGAAGGTAACACCGACCCCGACGAGATCCCCGAAGCGCCCATCGATCCCATCGCCAAACCCGGCGACGTCTGGCTGCTCGGCAAGCATCGCCTGGTCTGCGGCGACAGCACCGATGCCGACACAGTGGCCAAGGCGCTAAACGGCGTCTCGCCCCACCTTATGGTCACCGATCCGCCCTACGGCGTGGAGTACGATCCCGCCTGGCGCGAGAAGGCCGGCGTTGCCGCTTCTGGCACCGCCAAAGGTAAGGTGCTGAACGACGACAAGGCGGACTGGCGCGAGGCCTGGGCACTGTTCCCAGGCGATGTTGCCTATGTCTGGCACGCGGGCCTCTTCGCGGGCGTGGTCGGCGACAGCTTGGCTGCCTGCGACCTATTGCTCCGTTCCCAGATCATCTGGGACAAGGGCCAGCTGGTTCTCTCACGAGGCGACTACCACTGGGAGCATGAGCCTTGCTGGTACGCCGTCAAAAAGGGCGCAAAGGGCCACTGGGCCGGCGACCGCAAACAGACTACGATTTGGCACATTCCTAAGCCGAAGAAGAACGAAACCGGACATGGCACTCAGAAGCCCGTCGAGTGCATGAAGCGGCCTATCGAGAACAATTCCAGTCCTGGTCAGGCCGTCTACGAGCCGTTTTCAGGGTCGGGCACCACCATCATTGCCGGGGAAATGACCGGCCGCTCGGTCCACGCAATTGAGCTCAACCCGGCCTACGTTGATGTGACCATCAAGCGCTGGCAAGATTTTACCGGCAAGGCCGCAATGCTGGAGGGCGATGGCCGGACATTTGACGACATCGCTGGGATCGTCAGCAGCGATGCCCTCGCCAATACCGATCCCATCGTAGAGCCCAGCCACCTCTGACCATCGCGCAAGAAATATCGCCAGATTTCGGCGACACACACCAAGCAGCAGTTCGTGACCCTCCGGCACCGCCTTCAGAGCGGCACTGCATTGCCGGACCGCTTACAAGAATATGCCCTTCACGCGACACGCCAACCGGGCGGCCGATCAGCCTGACCAGCGCATCTCTAGCTTCTTCCGCTGAGGCACGCGGACATGGTTGATTGGATCTGCAGCTACCGTCGCTTTCACGCGCAGCGATGCCGGACAGGCGGATACGCGGACCTTCGGCGCACCAGACCGGCCCATCGCCATCCCAGACCCGGGTCGGCGTGCAAGTAAACGTCGTGCCTTGCGGTGCAATCACTGCGGCAGCGGCCATGATCAGAAATTCAAATATCGTCGTGTCCTCGGATTTTGGAGGCTTGGAACCGGTCAGGCGCGAGACATAGAGGAAGGCGCTCGGCCATGAAACCCGGCACAAAACCCAAGCCGACCCATCTCAAATTGGTCACCGGCAATCCCGGCAAACGGGCGCTGAACCGCAAAGAGGCCAAGGTCAAAGCGGCGATACCCGCTCCGCCCGTCCACCTCACGGCCGACGCGGTTGAGGAATGGAACCGGGTCGCAACGGATCTCTACAACCTCGGCATTCTCTCCGAGATCGACCGGGCGGCACTCGCGGCCTACGCGCAGGCCTACGGCCGCTGGGTCCAGGCCGAGCGGGCGATCGCCAAGATGGCCGAGAAGGACCAGTTGACCGGCGGGCTCATGATCAAAACATCGAACGGCAACGCGATCCAGAACCCGCTGGTGGGCACCGCCAACAAGGCGGCGGCGGACATGATGCGTTACGCTGCAGAATTCGGGATGACGCCCAGTGCCAGGAGCAGGATCGCGGCCGCGCCGCCAGAGGACGGCGGCGACCCCGCCGACCGGTTCTTCGCCTGACCGGACGCTGGCTTATGCCGAGGCGGTGGTCGCGGGCGACATCGTCGCTGGACCGCACGTCCGCAATGCCTGTCGCAGGCACATTGCGGATCTGAAGCGCAAGGACGGCATCTGGTTCGACCAGACGTCAGCAAACCATGCCTTCGCCTTTTTCGAGGAGGTGCTGAAGCTTTCTGAGGGCCAGTTCGAAGGCCAGCCTTTCCAGCTGGAACCGAGCCAAGCCTTCATCATCGGTTCGCTGTTTGGCTGGAAACGCAAGGACGGCAGGCGCCGGTTTCGCCGCGCTTACATCGAACAGGGAAAAGGCAACGGCAAATCGCCGATCGCTGGCGGCATTGGCGTTTACGGGATGACCGCCTGCAAAGAGGCAGGAGCCCAGATCTATGCGGCTGCCGCCAAAAAGGAACAGGCCAACATCCTTTTCCGCGATGCGGTGAATATGGTGCGGCAATCCCCGGCGCTGGCCCGGCGGCTCGAGTTCTCCGGCGGCCTGGGTCGCGAGTTCAATATTGCGCATTTGCCTAGCGGAAGTTTCTTCCGCCCGGTCTCGCGCGATACCGGCAAGACAGGTTCCGGCCCGCGACCCTATTTTGTGCTGGCGGACGAGGTCCACGAACTGCCCGATCGTTCGATTATCGAGATGCTGGAGCGCGGCTTTAAGTTCCGCCGCGATCCGCTGCTGTTCATGATCACCAACAGCGGTTCCAACCGCAATTCAGTCGCCTGGGAGGAACACGAACACGGGGTGCGGGTGGCAGCCGGCAATCCCGATGCAGTGACCGATCCGACTTACCTCGGGCAGGTCATCGACGACACGACGTTCAGCTATGTTTGCGCGCTCGATGAAGGCGACGATCCGCTTACCGACCCCAGTTGCTGGATCAAGGCCAACCCCCTCTTGGGCGTCACGATCACGGAGCAATACCTCTCAGAGGTGGTCGCCCAGGCCAAAGCCATTCCGGGTCAATTGAACGGGATCCTAAGGCTACACTTCTGCATCTGGACCGATGCCGAGACTGCCTGGATGGCGCGGGCAACGCTGGAACCGCTGCTCGCCGAGTTCGAACCAAAGGCAGGCCAGCCGGTCTGGCTCGGGCTCGATCTCAGCCAGAACCGCGACCTGACCGCACTGGCTAGCGTCCAGCGCAATGGCGAGAAGAACGGCAAGCCCTGCTTTGATGCCTGGGTCGAGGTCTGGACTCCGGGCGATACGCTGTCGGCACGAGTTCTGCGCGACAAGCAGCCCTACGACGTTTGGGTGGCTGGCGGATTTCTGAATGCGCCGCCGGGCGAGAACATCAGCTTGCGCCAAGTGGCGCAGGCGCTGGCTGAACTGGACAGCAATTACCGCGTCGAGACCGTGGCCTACGACCGTTACGCCTTCCGCCGGTTTGAAGAGGAAGTCAGCGAGCTTGGCCTGTCGGTCAATTTCGTCGAGCACCCCCAAGGCGGCACCAAACGCGGCAAACCGCAGGACGGGATGAGCGAAGGCCTGTGGATGCCTGGCTCGCTGCGGCATCTCGAGGAACTGATCCTTGAGGGCCGGATCCGGCTCAAACGCAATCCGGTGCTGATTTCCGCAATGATGTCGGCGGTCACCGAAACCGATCGCTGGGACAACAAGTGGCTCTCCAAGCAGCGGGCCATCAACAAGATCGACGCAGCCGTAGCGCTGTGCATGGCAGTGGGGGCAGCAATGGCAGGCGACACCTCCGGCTCGATCGATGACTGGCTGAAGAGCCTGCACGCATGAACCTATTCCAAAAGGCGCTCGGATATGTCGCGCGCTCCATCGGTCTGACCGATCCACGCCTCACTCAGGCCGTTGGCGGCCGCACAACGACAACCGGCGAAGTGGTCTCAACCACCTCGGTGCTGGGGCTGGCGTCCGCCGGGGCCTGCGTCAATCTTCTCGCCGGCACGATCGCCTCACTGCCGCTCATGGTCTACCGGACCCGTAGCGGAGCGCGGACGGTCGCCACTGACCATCCGCTTTACCGGATCCTGCATGACAGCCCGAATGCCGACCAGACTGCGGTCGATTTTTGGGAATTCATCTGCGCCTGCATTGAGCTTGGCGGCAATGCCTATGCCGAGATCATTCGGGGCAGCAACGGCCGGGTTGTGGCCCTCAGCGTCCCCATCGCGCCGGAGATCATGACGGTGCGCCGTCTGCGCGGCGGCAGCCTTCAATATGAGTGGTCAGATGGCGGCGTGCGTTCAGTCGTTGCCCAAGACAACATGCTCCATATCCGGGGCTTTGGCGGCAATCCGCTGGGCGGGCTCTCGACCCTTTCGTTCGGCCGCCAGACCTTCGGTCTCGCACAGGCCATCGAACGGGCGTCGGGCGACACCTTCCGCAACGGGGTGCGTCCTTCGGGGCTCTTGAAGACCGCTGACACGCTGACGCTTGATCAGCGCAAACAGGCCGAGGAGCTGCTCCAGGAGAAGTTTGCCGGCGCGATCAACGCAGGGCGGCCAATGCTGCTCGACCGGGGGATGGACTGGGTCCAGCTCTCGATCAGCCCGGAAGACGCGCAGATGCTGCAGAGCCGGGCTTTCTCCGTGGAGGAAGTCTGCCGGTTCTTTGGCGTGCCGCCGTTCATGGTTGGCCACACCGAAAAGACCACCAGCTGGGGCACCGGCCTCGAACAACAGACACTGGGGTTCCAGAAATTTACACTGCGCCGGCGCCTCAAACGCATTGAACAGGCGCTCTCCAAACAGCTCCTGTCACCCGCTGACCGTCAGGCCGGGATCGTTATCGAGTTCAACCTGGAAGGCCTGCTGCGCGGCGACAGCGGCGCACGCGCTTCCTTCTACCAGCAGATGCTGACCAATGGCGTGATGACCATCAACGAGGTCCGCGCGCTCGAGAACCTTCCGCCGGTGGAAGGCGGCGATGTCCCCCGCATGCAGATGCAGAACGTACCCATCACCCAGACTGGATCAGGCGCGGTGGCAGCAGCACTGCCGCCTAAAGATCCCGGAGCTACTCCATGAACCATCTCGACTTCGCCCTCGATACCAAGGCCGTCACCGAAGATGGCCAGATCGAAGGGCTCGCAGCCGGATACGGCAATGTTGATGCCGGCGGCGATGTTATTGTCCCCGGAGCGCTGGCCCGATCGCTGAAAGGTCGCACATCAGTGCCGATGCTGATGTACCATGACCAGACCCGTCCGGCTGGCGTCTGGACAGACTTTATCGAAAGCCGCGACGGCCTTGTTGTAAAAGGGCAGCTCTCGCTCTCATCCCGCGCAGGCCAGGAAGCCCATGCTCTGGTTCGCGACGGTGCCATAGGCGGGCTATCGATCGGCTACCGCACGATCCGCGAGCAACTGGTCGGCAAAACCCGTCAGCTGCTCGAGCTTACCCTTTACGAGGTAAGTCTTGTCACCATCCCGATGAACGAGCGAGCAGTGATCACTGCCGTGAAGTCGTTCGTCGAGGACGGACGACTTCCTACCTTACCCGAATTTGAGAATTTCCTGCGTGAGGCAGGGTTCTCGAAAAGCCAGGCTGCCGCAATCGCGGGCAAAG